TAAGGACGATCTAGTCTACGTTTATGCCGAAACAATAGAGAAGCTCCGGCCGAAAGTATTCCTCTTAGAGAACGTCTCAGGACTGGCGAAAGGGAACGCAAAGGTTTATTTGAAAAACGTCGTAAACCGGTTATCCTCGGATTACACAATACAAGTTTTTCTTTTGTATGCCGCATCTATGGGGATCCCGCAGATCCGGAACCGTATTTTCATTATTGGACTACGGAAAGATTACAATCTCCCGGCGCTTGATATGTCTTTCGCTTGCCCTCAGGTAAATTTCGATATAACCCGGAAGTATTGGAACCATCCTAGTAACTCCGAGTACAGTATCGAAAAATATGCTATCGGTCCGGAATGGGATAACGTGAAAGTAGGAGAGAAGTCGAGCCGGTTTTTTAATCTCCACAAGCCGCACCCGGGTAAACCTTGCTTTACGATAACGGAGTCCTCGAGCGGATTGTCTACGGCCTCGGTTGTTCATCCTTTCCAAAAGAGAAAGCTCAACGGGGAGGAGGTCCGGCTCCTTTGTACGTTCCCGCTGGATTATGATTTTCTCGATCAGGTCCCGGTTACCGTAATGGGGCGTTCTGTCCTTCCGGTAATGATGGCAAATATTAGCCATCAGATTTATTTACAATGGTTATCAAAGATAGATTGATATGCAAGGAGGAGAAAAACAACAGGCTTATGAGTCACGTCGAAAACAAAAGGAGGCCCGGCTCGTAATCGTTTCGGAATTGTATTCGAAAGGAAAGAGTTTCCGGGAAATACGGTCTGAGGTTATCCGTCGGCTGGATTTGGGCTCGTATAGCCTTAAAACAGTTCATGATGATATAGAAACACTCCTCAAACAGTGGCGGTCTGAAAGGCTCGATAAGACGGATCAAGCGGTTACTCTCTTTCTCGAGCGCAATCGGCAGCATTATGAGGAGGCCCGGCTCGAGTGGGATCGATCTCGAAAGGATCGCTACCGGACCGATACAAAACGCAAAGGAGTCCCTATCGGTAAAAAGGGGGGAAAAGGGGATACTGATAACCCGGCCGATATTATTACCGTAATGCGTGAGGAGAAAAAGATTCAGGAGCTAGGAGAGGGAGATCCTCGCTATATGGAACTTATGATTAAATGCGAGGAACAGAGAGCAAAGCTCCTCGGACTCTATGCTCCGGAAAAAAAGGAGTTAACAGGTCCGAAAGGAGCTCCTCTTTCCTCCAATGAAGGAATGACGAGAGAAGAAATCGAAAAAGAACTAGAGAAGATCCGGAAAGCCAGGAATGATTAAAGAGTCTGATATATTACGGGAGTTGAGGCTAGAGAGAGAGTTGTTTAAGATAGACGCAAAGGATAGATTCCGTGTCTTTTTGAATTACTCAAACCCGCTTTATGCTCGTACGTGGTATCATACTTTGATCGCAAATTACTGCCAAAAGGTTTTAGAGGGAGAAATTCGCAATTTGATGGTTTTCGTACCTCCCCAACACGGCAAATCGGAGATCGTCTCTCGTAACTTCCCGGCGTGGGCGCTAGGCAAATGCCCGGATCTAAAAATTGTCGGATCTTCATACTCGGCCGATCTCGCTCAACAGTTCTCGAGATCCATTCAAAGGACGATAGACTCTCCGGAGTATCACGATCTTTTCCCGGAGACATATCTTAACGGATCCAACGTCCGGACAAATGCAAAAGAGGGATATATCCGGAATGTAGATCTATTTGAGATTGTAGGGCATAGGGGATTTTATAAAGCTGTCGGAGTCTGCGGAGGCTTGACCGGAACGCCGGTCGATATAGGTATTATCGACGATCCTGTAAAAGACGCGATTGAGGCCTATTCCGAGACTTATAGAGCTCGTGTCTGGGATTGGTATGTAAATGTATTCCTTACCCGCTTACATAACGACTCGAGGCAAATTTTCATTATGACCCGTTGGCACGACGATGATTTAGCGGGTCGGCTATTGAAGAAAGAACCTGAGAAATGGACCGTTCTCCGGATTCCGGCGATAAGGGAGAGCCTAGACGATGGTAATACGTCGGATCCTCGTTCTGTTGGTGAGGCTTTGTGGCCCGAGAAGCATTCTATCGAGAGGCTTAGGGAGGCGGAGGGTAGATCTCCCCGAACTTTTGCCTCTCTATATCAGCAGAGACCGAGTATCGACGGAGGTAATATCGTCAAAAAAGAATGGTTTAAACATATCTCTAGGGCTGAGTTTGAACGAATGAGGCAATATGAGCCGATTCACTTCTTTTGTGATACGGCCTATACGGAGAAGAGCGTAAACGACCCTACCGGCGTTATAGGGGTATGCAAAATCGGATTTAACCTTTACGTTGTTTGCGGTAAAAAGGTTCGTCTCCCGTTTCCGGATCTCCTCGCATGGCTCCCAAAGTGGATTATAGAGAACGGTTATGGATCCGATAGTACGCTTAGGATAGAGCCTAAAGCCTCGGGAATATCACTTATACAGGCTATTGAGCGGGAGACTGGGATTAACGTTACTAGGACTCCGACTCCAACCGAGAGCAAGGAAACCCGGTTAAACGTCGTTTCCCCTACTATCGAATGCGGTCGGGTTTATGTGATCGACGATTATTTTGCCGATGAGTTTATCGAGGAAATTTGCGGTTTCCCGGCAAAGCCTCACGACGAATATGTCGATGTACTATGTTATGCAATAGATTATTATAACAACAAAGAGGACGGAGCACAAGACGACCTCGGAGATTATTTCGATTAAAAATATAAGCTATGGATTTATCAAAAGTATTAGAAGGTAAAACACCGGCTCAACAGATTACAACCCTGAAAAGTCGTCGTAACTGTGCGCCCGCTCCCAATGTAAAGAAATTGTCCGCTCAATATAATCCGGACGGTCACAAAATCAATGACCGGATATACCGGCCCGATAAACCGATAAAAGAGGAACGTACTATTGTATCCGGAGGAGTAAAAAAAACCGAAAAAATAATAGTCCGATATGAGGAGGTTAACAGGGCTGTTATTGCATTGCAGAAAAAAATTGTATCAACTGCGGTTTCTTTCCTTTTTGCGAATCCGGTAACATTATCAACCGGAAGAGATAAGAAATCGGCGGAGATCCTTAAAATTATCGATCTGATCCTTACAAAGAATAAGATCAATAGTTTTAACCGTCGCCTGGCCCGGGCTGTTTTTTCCTACAAAGAAGCGGCAGAGTATTGGTATCCGATTACATTATCGGCATCTAGTAATGAATACGGGTTTGAGTCAAAACACAAGCTCCGGTCGGTTATTTGGTCTCCGGGAAAGGGAGACGAGTTATACCCTCTTTTTGACGAGCACGGGGATATGATCGCTTTTTCTCGCCAATACTATACGGACGATGAGCAAGGTAAGGAACATGCCTATTTTGATACCTATACGGCCGATTATTTCCTGCATTACGAAAAGGCTGGGGGCGGTCAATGGGAGCAAATCGGGGAGGCTATCGAAAACCCAATAGGTAAGATCCCTGTCGTTTATGTATCACAGGAACAAACCGAGTGGGAAGACGTTCAGCCTCTTATTGAAAGGCTGGAAAAGGCCCTCTCTAATGCCGGTGATACGAATGATTATCACTCGTCACCTAAGATATTTGTTAATGGAAAAATTCTAGGTTGGGCTAAAAAAGGTGAGAGCGGAGCCGTTATCGAAGGGGAAAAGGATACGAAAGCGGAATATCTATCCTGGGATCATGCTCCGGAAGGTGTTAAGTTCGAATTTGAGGTATTACTTCGCTTAATCTACTCTTTGACTCAGACTCCGGATATATCTTTCGAGTCGGTGAAAGGTCTCGGTAATATTTCCGGCGTTGCCCTCAAACTTTTATTCATGGACGCTCACCTCAAATGTTACGATAAGATCGAGACTTTCGAGGACGTGATTCTACGGCGTTTATCGATCGTTAGATCCTATATGGGGGTAATGAATAATTCTCTCAAAAAAAGCGCTGAGGAGGTAAATATTAAACCGAAATTCACTCCGTTTATGATCGATGATAAAAAGGAATGGGTCGAAACTCTCGTTACGGCCAACGGAGGACGGCCGGTTGTCTCTCAAAAGAGATCTGTCGAGCTCGCCGATCTATCGAATGATCCGGAGGCCGAATATAATCAGATCGTCGAAGAGATGGAGAAAGAACAAACTTACGACGTTTACGGGCAGGCAATGTAATAAATAATCATGGCGAAGAAAAGCAAAACGGAACGAGAGTATTATCTCGAGCATTTGATCCGATCTACGCAGTTCGGGGGCTATGTTACACGCATATATGACAAATACGTAGAAGAGTTTGCCAAACTTGCGGGATCCGCTTCGTATGATCCGGAGAAGATCTTTTCTTTTGATGATTATCCGGAGACAAAGGAAAGAGTCGGCCGACTCATGACAAAGATCTCCGGGGAGGTTGTCGCTTATGTAAATCGTGGGACCCGGCAGGAGTGGGAGGAGTCTCAAAAGAAAAATGATTTACTTGTTGATCGTATTTGGAGCAAGTCGGGATTACTTTCCAAAAAGCAGCTAGAACGGTATTATAATCACAACCTAGAGGCCCTAGATCAGTTTCAAAACAGGAAAATAAAAGGGCTTGATCTCTCTGATCGTATTTGGAAATGTACCGGGCAGTATAAAGCCGAGATTGAGCTCGGGATCGATGTCGCTCTCGGTGAGGGCCGATCGGCGGCTAAACTCTCCCAGGATATTCGTTCTTATCTGCAGGAACCGGAAAAACTTTTTCGGCGTGTCCGAGATAAAAGAGGTAATCTCCAATTGTCGAAAGCGGCGGAGGCTTATCACCCGGGTCGGGGAATGTATAGATCCAGTTATAAAAACGCTATGCGTGTCGCTCGGTCCGAGCCTAATATGGCCTATAAAGCAGCCGATCAAAGTCGATGGAGCTCTCTCCCTTTTGTTGTTGGGTATGAGGTGAAGCTATCGAATAATCATCCCTGTAACGATATTTGCGACAAGCTAGCGGGAAAGTATCCGAAAGGCTTTATTTTTCGAGGCTGGCATCCTCATTGCCGGTGTTATATAGTTTCTATATTGGCGGACGATAAAGAGATCGACGGATTACTCGATAAGATACTGGACGGTGAATATCCGGACGAGATTGATTCAGTAAACAGAGTAACGGACGTACCCGGGGGGCTTGACAAGTGGATAAAAGAGAATGCGGATA